GCACAGCAGGTAACAGAGGCAGACCGCTGGGCAAAATCTCTTAAAATGTCCACCCAGGATTTGTTATCCTGGCAATATGCTGCTGAACAAGCTGGTTTAACCGGTGACAACATAGCCGATATTTTCAAAGACATTAATGATAAGGTCGGCGATGCGGTCCTGAATAAATCAGGTGAGGCTGCTCAGGCGCTGGATACTTTGGGGCTTTCAGCTCAGAAGCTGGCTCAGCAATCCCCAGATAAGCAGCTGATGGCAATCAGTGAAGCATTACAGAAAATCCCCACTCAGGCCGGGAAAACCAATATTCTCGAAAGCCTGGGTAATGACCTGTCAAAAATGCTGCCGTTGTTCGACAACAACAACGAGAAGCTGAAACAATTTATCCAGTTATCAAAAGATTTTGGTGTCGCACCACCGCAAGAAGATATTGATAACCTTGTTAAGGTTAATCAGTTCTTTCAGGATATAGAGACTAGCGCCCGCGGTCTTAAAATGGAAATTGCTTCGGGGCTGGCTAAGGTTGACCTTACACCATTGCAGGATGGGCTTGATGATATTCGTGACGTCTTCACCGATCCTGCTGTTCTTCAGGGGCTATCAGACCTGGTTGGTGAAGCCATAAGCCTTGCCGGGGTTGTGGGGCGTATTGCTGGTGGCCTGGGGGCCATTGCAACTTATACCCGTTCTCGTATCGGTGCTGTATCTGGTAATTATAACGCTGCTGATGAAAGTGATATTGCACAGCGCATTGAATTCCTTAACAAACGAGGGAATCAAAGTAAGGAACAAAAAGACGAATTAGACTTTTTAACTAAACGTCTTCAATTTCTTCGCGCGATAAAGTCAAGCATGACTCCGGAGCAGGTAGATAGAGGAGCGAAAGGGCTCACATCTCTACTTTCTGATCTTGGCATTGACACTTCTAAAGATAATGATTTTTCGTTGGGCAAAGGGGAGTCTAACCAGAACCAGCCAAAAACAAAACCAAAAAGCAATCCTACTGACAATGCTTTCAAAAATAGACTGCTTGATTTACAAAAGCAGGCCGCCCTAATTGAAACAACAGGTAAAAAAACTGCAGAAGTAACCGAACTGGAGAAGATTAATTTTGATATAACCAGCGGAAACCTGAAAAAATTATCAGAAGGGCAGAAGGAACAACTCCGAACTGCGGCTAAAATCCTTGATTCCAAGAAGGAAGAGTTACGGCTTAATCAGGAAAATGCGAAAGTAGCTGAATATGTTTCCGGCTTAGAAAGACAGAATAAGTTAGCGCGGCAAGGATTTGATAATGAAATTGTTGGCCGTTATTTTGGTGGTCGTGAGCGATCACGCATGCAGGATAATAATGATATACAGCAGGATTTTGCTTATCAACAGGATGAACTTTTAAACCAACTCCAATCTGGAGATATAGACCAAGGTCTTTACAATAAAAAGAAAGAAGCATTACAGAACTCTCTTGATGAGAGGCTTAAAATACAGGAGGAATATTACAAGAAGCAGGATGAGTTACAAAATGATGGTGCTGCTGGTTTTATATCAGGACTAGCAACGCAAATAGAAGCATCAATGGATTTATACACCAACATGCAGCAGGTTGGTGCACAGGCATTTAGCAGCTTAACGGATATGATTATTGACTGGGCAGAAACCGGAAAGTTAAATGTTAAAGATTTTGCTTCGACATTTCTGCAATCTGTTGGTAGCACACTTCTTTCTTACGCTGCTGCCCAAGTTGCAATGGCGGGTTTGCAGGCCTTTACAGCAATGATCGGCGTGCCATTTGTTGGACCCGAAATAGCAGGACCGGCAGCAATAGCCGCAACTGCGGCTGCTGGAGTACTGGCGATAGGTGTTGGTACAGCCCTTCAGGGCCAGGCTCACGACGGTATCGACTCTGTGCCCGAAACTGGAACCTGGCTCCTGCAGAAAGGTGAACGCGTTACGACTGCTAAAACCAGCGCCAAACTTGATGCCACTCTGGATCGAGTAGCAAACCAGTCAACAGGGGGCGGCGCGATTTATTCGCCCACAATCAATATCCCCATCAATGGTAACCCTTCCGATGCAACTTTGGCGCTGGTCCGTAAAGCTGCAGATGAGGGGGCAGAAAGGGGATACCGGAAGGCGGTTAATTCAGTCGCAAGCGGTCAGGGTGATTTGCATAAGGCCTTGATGGGGAAAACTACCTCGGGGAGGAAAATTAGCTAATGGCTATCACCACAACGCTTTATTACCCCTCCGCTTACCTGCCTGGACCGCTTAAAGAGAGTTTTGGTTTAACTCC